TCACTCGTCAAAATAGCGGTCTATCGTTACATTTTGAGTCACGACAGGCGCGTCGTTTTCGATTTTAACCTCGACCGACACACCAACCACCACGCCTTGCCAGCTTCCCGAAGGCTCATTGATTTGCCAAATCTCGCCTAAATTCGCCATAGGAATGGCGTATTTATCCGATACCGGCAAAGACACCGTTTCGCGCTTATGCACACCGGTTTCGCTTAACGCGGCAATCCCTGCAGCGAGCAAAACCGGCTGGTCGGTATAAAGCGTATTGGTCAGCGCGGAAGCACGCGGCTCGCGGTTGCTGCCGTTGCGGTACACATCCGCGCCTTTGCCCTTGTTATGGCTCGGCCAAACATAAACCCCGTTGGCACGCTCCGATACATTGCGCTGGCCGCTGATGCTGAAAATCACGCTGACAGGAACACTGACATCGGCAGGCGCATCGGAAACCTCCCAAGAAGCCTTTTTCCATTTAGGCTTAAAGCGGACAACAGGTCGAGCGCGGTCGCTCTCCACAAATCCCCCGGCGGCTTGAGCCAGCTCTTGCAAAACAGCAATCGGCGTTTTATCGGTCAACGAATACACATCTCCCGGAATCAACCAATCAACCATCGTCCAGCCGTCCAAATCTACACCTGTCGGACGTAAAACCTCCGTTGCGATTTGTTGCGCATAAATCGGATTGCGGTATGTACCGCGGCCTTTAGGCGCATAATCCGCGCCCAAACGGGCGGTAACGCTGCGGCCGGTTACCGTATAGCTCTTTTGCCCGAAGCGGCGGTTGTCGCTGTAATCCTCGGCTAGGATGACAAAAGTATCCGCATTGATTTGCACTTCGATTTCGGCCTCCCGGCCTTTCGGGCGGACATCAGGATTAATCTTGGCGAAATCATCGGGCGAAACCGTCAAACTGCCTTGCCAACAATAACCGGCAGTATCAGTCGTAAAGGAAGCAGAAAACAGCCCGATCGGCTGGCCGTCAACCGTAGCCTTAATAATATTTTGCATGATATATCCGTCTAAAACAGGAGTGCTTACCGTATCAAAACAAGCAAACGGTAGCGGAATATGGCGCGCATCGTGTGCAATCTTTTTGCGGTAAAACCGCAGGTGCAGCCGGTTTGAAGGCGGGCGGATACCGCAAACATAAGTTTCAGGCACAGGCTCCGGCTCAACCGGAATCTCATAATACTCGCAAGGCACAGCCAAAGCAGGCAGGCTTTGCGGATGCGCACAGCGTGCCAATACCTCCGCCTCGCGCACCTCCGATACCAAACAATCGCCAACCGGCGCGTCATCGGAAAACACACTCTCCGAGCACGCCGCCAAAGCCTCGCCAAGACCCGCCGACGATTGATCCGCATTACAGCCACTTAAGAACAAATCATCGGGAAAAGCATCATGCAGACAGCCGTCCAGACCATCCATTCCAGCCTGCACCGCCTGCATACACCCGGCAACCCCGTCAGACAAGCCGACCGTTTCATGCAGGCAACTTTCCAATTCAGGCATATCCGAAAAGGCCGTCTGAAAACAAACCGCCTCCCCGACAGCCTCCGCCGTTATCCCCGACACTTGGGCAGCCATGCCGCCCAAATCATAACGACCGGCCGCGCATACCGCCTGCCTTGACACCGCCTGCTGCACAAAGCCCCACGCCCCCGAAACAGTCGCATAACCATCCGGAGGGCGGTACGGATTAGGCTTAAGCGGCGTATCGGGAACAATCTCGCCGCCGTCCTCAATATGGCGTAAAGGCCGTCTGAAAGCCAACGGCAAGAGCCTGGACGACGGACGGGAGCCAATCGCCAAGCCGAAAGGCAAAGGGATACGCGCCGAATCAGCATAAATTTTGTCTTCGGACATTTCAGACGGCCTCAACCGCCGCCGTCACGCTCGACATAAGGCTTAATAAAATCATAAGAAACAGGCTCGTATTGCTTTTTATAATCCGTCGCCACCATCAAATACTCCTCGTCTTCCTTGAGCCGGTCAAAGCGGTAGCTGCCGTCTTCCTTGCTCCAAGTATCGGCGATGCAGTACATAGTAGGCCGGGCAAACAGATAAATACGGCGCGAAGCCGGCTGGCCGCCCACCGTAACAATGCCCGTACCTTCCCCGGCAATATAACCGTGGCCGCCGTATTTCCAATGCGGCGATTTGACGGCACGGCTTCGCGCAATCCGGTTGACGATTTTGCCCCGCGTCTTGCCGCGCTTAACGGCAAGACGGCTGCGGAAAACATAATTCGGCATGGCTTACAGCTCCCAAGCTGTGAGGTTGATCAGCAGGCCGGAATGATTACTAAAACATTTGACATACATCCATTCATCGCCGGAATTGTCCAGATTGTCGTAAACAGTACCTTGCGGGATAACGTTGTTGCTCGGCATCGCTTCATTGGTGCGCATCAAACCCGGAACTAAGCCGCGAATCGCATATTTACCACCATTAAGCTCTTCAAAAAGATACAGGTCGGAAGCCGTAAAGCCGCCACTGATAGGACTTGGGTAAGGGGCAGAGGATTGAACCACATTAGCACCACAATAAAATGCATTTGGCGCATCCCCTTTGTAATCGCGCATAGCCGAGCAATGAAATTGGCTGGCGTCATTAAGATTAAAATATCTTCTTTCTCCGTCCACACCCAGCCCCAATAGGTTTTGATGCACATCCGCCACCGCCAGGCTTGTAAACTCCCCAAAATAAAGTACAGGGCTGCCGGACGAACCGTCCGGACTCAGCAAAACAAGGGCAAAGGCACGTGCATGACCTATTAAAACCCATTTCAATCTGAAACTATTGCTGGAATAATAGGCACTAGTAAACCGAGACCTATACGAATTACGCCAAACATATTGAACCGCCTTGCCCGCTGTAGCCGATGTCGGCTCTAAAATCCCACAGACATCGGTATAACGATTATCTCTGTTGCCGCCTTCCAAATACTTCGTATCATCCACCCCCAGCCACCACTTTGTCGCCTTCGGGTGCGTACTGCGGAAACAGGCTTCTTGCGCCTTTTCAAACGCCATTTCCCAGCCCAGCCCGTCCTTGCGCTTATTGCCCTCGCCATAACCGGTAACCAGGCAGGCTTTTAAAATCGTTTTAATGCTGCCTGCCGCCGATTCAACCTGCGGCGCACCCTCGTCATCCCAGCGGTAAACCTTTACCGGCACACGTTGCGTATCAAACATTTCAGACGGCCTTTCTTTTTACTTCAATGATTTAAAACCCCATTAAAACAAAAGCCCCGAAAATCGGGGCTTGGCATAGTTGCACTCACTTGCTTGTTTCTATTTTGTTTTTCAGCGGAAATAAGTAATTTTCGCCTGATTTCCGCTTGCATCGACGGAGCAGCTAAATTGCGCACGCAACATAGCCCCGAAACTGTTTTGCGAATCGACATATCCGCTTATTTCAAACGTCCCATCGGCATTTTCACGTCGTTGCCACCCTCCGAAATCAGCCGAAGAAGGCGATTTTAAAATACCCGTTACCGCGCTTTCGCAGGCTGATTGCGCCTGATATACACTCGGCTTGGATGACGCACCGCTGTTTTTGAATGTAAACCAAAGCATCGGGATGGAAACCAAAATCCCGGTGCCGATCAATTTCAAGAAATCAGACCCTCCGCTTTTTTTATTTTTCTGTCTGAGCTTTTCTCTTTCTTTCGCTTTTTCGCTTTCTTCTTTTGCAAGATCGGGATTTTCGGCATGGAGGATTTTATCGTATTCCGCTTTTGCCGCCGGATTCAGCAAATACTCGCGACACCATCTTATCTCATCCAATTCAAGTTTCTGTCGCTCCGCAGCACGCCTCAAAGCCCGTTTAATCTCTTCTTCCGTTGCAGATGACATAATCCCAAGAAGTTTGTAATAGTTTTCCATTTCATTCTCCATATTTATTTTAAATAATGTATTCTAAAACAAACGGCATAAAAAAGAAACAAACGGTATAAAGGCCGTCTGAAAGTCCTATTCAGACGGCCTTATCTTTTATTCGGCCACTGTATTGCCGCGCAAACACGCGGTAAAACCATCGCGGCCGTTTTGCTTGTCCGGCGAAGGCTGGACACTGCGCAAAATCCAAACAGGCAACGGCGTGCCGTAGGTATTGAAGCGGATACAGTTCTGCACCGACCAGCCGCCGCCGAATGCGGCCGCCTTGAGCGTGAAATAAGGCTTGCCGGTTGCCGGATTGGTCGGCGCAAGATCGGTCAAGGTATCGCTTTTTGCGACCAAGCCCAGCCGCTCGCCGTAAAGCTCGAATTGGGTTGCAGTAATGAATTTAATCAGCCAACGCTCGGTAATCGCGCCGTTGCTGGCCAACTTAATCGGGTAGTCTTTGACATTGGTACGCGCCAAAATAGGCTCCCCGCGTTGCGCGTCACTCCACACATTGTCCCATGCCTGTTGCGAAAACGGCTCGGTAGCGCGCACCAGCAAATCGCCGCCGATCAGGGCGGAAGACACAAATGTATGCTCCTTCGGATAGTTGCGCCCAATCGCAAACTGGAGTTTCAGACGGCCTGAAATATCGACGCCGGTCACACGGTTTTCCTCTTCCCAAGCGCAAACGGCAGTCAGCGGCAGGGTATATTGCGACAAGTCCAACGGCTCGGCAAAAGTAATGCTGCCCGCTTTGAGGTCTGCCGTGTATTTCTCGGCGAGGACGTGTTTGCCCTTACTGTCGACCAAGCAGAGGCGGTCGATATTTTGACGGTTGAGCGTGATTTTTTGAGCGGCAGTAAACGCGCTACCCAAATCCTGCTTGAGGCGGTTGGAAATCACGATCATATCGCCCTTGCGGAACACAGGGACGCGTCCGTCGGCAGGCAGGCGCACAGCATCGATACCGATAATCGATGAATCCAAAGGCAGGTTGTCTTGGGTCACGGCGTTGTAGCGTAAATCTTCGGGGTAAAAACCCTCATCGCGCTTGATTTCATAAAAGCCTGTCTCGTAGTCGATTTTGCCTGTAATGCCGCCGGTAATTTCGCCTGCGGCGTTGCTTCTGCCGACAATTTCGCCATTGCCCGCGTAAACGGTAAAGCTTTCAGGCTTGACCGGCGCGGCAGGTGTGCGGCCTGCATAACCGAATGTCTTGACTTGGGGTAAACGGACGACACCACCTGTTACCTTAAGGCTTTGGAATTTAATGGCCGGATCTCGAATGGAAACATTACCGTTGATATATAACGTACCGATATTTTCTCCACTGCCTTTAGTCTCGCTCCAGTTTTTATAAAGCGTACCACCGTATTCAACGATTTCAGTCTCGCCGTCCGAGAAAGACCATGAGTTAAAGACACAGGCGCTGCCCTGGTCAAAGTCAATTAAAACATTAAATGACAACCCACCCGCCAAACGTCCACTCCGGGCTTTAGCATGAGAGGAATCGGCAGACAGAAACTCCACATCCCACTTTCCAAAAGACATATCAACGGTCTTTTGAGCGGACACATTTTTTCTTTGTGCAAACCAAGTAGCCTCTAACGTCGAATGAGTCTCAACAGCCCATGCCAACGCCTCAACCCTTAATACCGATTTCGGAATAATGAGCTTTCCGCCATCCCAGCGAATGCCCTGTACGGCGTTTTTACCTACCCGCCAGCCGCCGTTGAATGCAAACAAACTGATGCGGCCCGTACCCGATTTAACTACTTTACCCAAATAAATAGCCATTAAATCCCACCATTAAAATGTTTCTCTAAACGCCGCGCCATACCAATTCGGAACTGTATATTCGTTTTTTTCGGAGACGCTCCCCTCCAGCTTAAGACTAAAAGTAGCTTGATTTGGCAAGGAATCTTTAAACATAAGCTCAAAGTGTGTACCCTTATCTCCCAGCGTCATACCATATCCCGCGCCGCCGACCACGCTTGCGCTTATTTTGAGCGCCTCCTCGCAGGTGTAATCAACCGCATTGCTGTTGATGTAACGAACGGTCGTTATAACTCCGTTGAGATAATCCACTGCTCCTTGGATATCACCCGTCAGATTTCCGTTACCATCATCTCGGGCAGTTTTTGCACCATTGTCGGTCCACGTTAAAACAAGCGTACCCGGCTTAATAGGGTGTCCCAAATCATAAGTACATTTACTCTCTGAGGCCTTCGGCGTTGCCACTACCCCTGTTTTCCCGCCATCGAACGAGGCGAATCCGGAAATGCCGCCCCACTGGAACACTAGACGGCTACCGATATCGGGCAGAACAGGTAAATTGAGCACAACCGACCCCGTCGCCGATGATACTGTGCCGACAGCTTTCCCTGCCTCATCACGCAATATACCGTCGCCCGAATCTGAGAGCGGATACCAAACGCCCAAAGCCATAAACGACACTTTCAGACTGCCCAATACGGGAGTCGGCTTCAGGAGCGGCGCAAATGATGTACCGTGATTGGTTTCTTTAATTTCCACCGCGAAGGCATATCGCGCCGCAGATGAATTAGCGGCAGGAATTGCCGTTACCGTATGATAGCCATCAGGTAGGCCGGACAGGCGACCTTGTGCATAATCGACACTGATTAAATTGTCGCCGCTTTTTAGTTGCCCCAAAGCGTTGTCTTGATAATTCCCTATTTTCACGCTACCCGGTAGCAGCGAACATGGAAATATCAACGTCCCATTGCTGACACGGCCGGAAAAAAGCTGCTTTTCCGGCGCAGCGGCGACCCATGCTTCGCCGGGAACCGGGTATTCATCCGCATAAGGCGTCTCGACTGTCGAGGTCGGTACAAGCTTTTCGTAAATGCTTGACACCGTCAGCGTGGCATCTCCTGCCGAAAGGCCGTCAGATACAGGTTTGACACCATAATAAGCCGCGGAATCTGCCACTTGGGTTTCCAAAATCTTAACTTTAGGCGCGGCATACCCCTTAACCGGATAATCGACACCATCAAAATCTCGGGTTAACGGATTGCTGATTTCCATTTTGACTACACGGCGCGGCACTTCCTCGACCTCACCGTTTGATTTTGGGATCTCAAAAACTCGCACTTCGTCCTCGATGTTGATAATGCGGAAATACTCCGTGATACGGCGCGTCACATCTTTGGTTTTTTCCTCATATTGCAGGCAATAACGCTCGCCAACCTTCGGCAAAGGAGCCTCTACGCGCTGATATGCCTGCACGAGGCGCACGCCTGCCAAATGGCGACCCAATAACGTCATGCGACTTTCCACTGTCGGCACGGAATACGCTTCAATACGCGGCATAATATCCGCGCGGCTCTCGCCGTAGTTGCGCGCTTTAAACGCCAAAAAAGACACGTTTTCAGAGGTCGGCGGCTCGGTAATGACAAAATGACCGCCGTAAAGCGGCTCGGAATCATTGCGCAAAACGGCAGGGTACAGCAGACGCGCGTCCAGGCTGCCCATTGTGCGGTCAACATCCGAAACAGGCGGGAAAATCTCGTTATCCTCGCCGGTCAGCGGCTGACCGACCATTAAACCGCCGCCGTCAGGCGTATCGGTCATGCGCTGGCTGGGGTAAATCTGCAAATCCTGCTGCGTCAGACGCGTTGTTTTTTCCATGTTTGAAACCTTTTTAAATCCTGTTTAAACCTACTTTCAGACGACCTTAAAATGTCATCAGGCAGAGCTGGGCGGTGTATCGCTCGCTATCCGTTTCCGGCGTTGAGTAATGCACCGGCTCGACATTGTTCAAAGCCGCGTTGTGCGTACGCCAAATAACATTAAATTCGCGACCGTCGTAATGCGTCAGCGTCATTTCCAATTCGGGGACATCCGTCCAGTCACGCAACGTACGCAAGATACTTAAATCAAGCCATACCCAATCGCCCGACAGCGTAATCGGGCGACCGTTTGCCTTAATGCCTTGTTGGATGACCAATCCGCCCGACAAGGTGCGCTGCGGAGCGGCCTGCGCCACCTTGTTCCATTCAAATTCATCGTCCCAGCGCATATCCTGCGGCAGATGTACGGCCACGCCATTGTCTTTCCGTTTCAGCGTCCATTCTTGATTTGCCATTTCAGACGGCCTTTGCGTATTTTTCTCAAAACCCTATTAAAACAAAAGCCCCGAAAATCGGGGCTTGGCATGGTTGCAGTCAGATGGTTGCAGGCCGTCTGAATTATGTCGTACGCTTTAATGAAGCTTGTAAACTATTCATAAAACCGTTAACAGCTTTCTCGGCAACCGCTTGGTCGCGCTGCGCCAAAATTTGGTTAAGCTTTTCCGGGTCGATATTAACCTGCGTATTGCCGATTTGTTGCAACCGCTGGGCAGCATTGCTGTTACCCTGAGAACCTTGGTTGCGGACTTGCTCTTGCGCGGCAGATTCGGCGCGCTTGCTGCGCTGCCTGCTGTAAATCTGTTGTTGCAAGTCGATTTGCCGCTGATATTCGCGCGCAACATCGGTTTGCTTGAGGCGGTTGGCATTGTCCAGTTTTTGTTTCAGCTCACGGATTTTTCTTTCTTGCTGCAAAGAATAAATCGCTTCCGTATTGCCATTAAGCTCGGCAAGTTCGGCCTCAAGCGCGCGGGTTGCATCATGTGCTTCTTGGCGCAGGGCATTCAGCCGGCGTTGGGCATCGGATATCGCATTGCGGAATTTTGTCAGCTCAGTATTCCCCAATTTATCGGCAGCACGAGATGCCGCGCTGGCCGCATCGTTCAAGATATCCTGTGTCACTGCGCCTTGAGCAGAAGCATTGGTCAGCCTTTGCATCGCGGTATTCGCGTTGTAAATCTGTTGCGTGTACTCTTTCATCTGAGCAGCGCGGAATGTGGCCTCCATGCCCAACTTAATCCCGGAGAACTGTCGGTTCATCAAATCCAGCTGCTCATTATTGAGCTTGTAAAAGCCTGCCGTTTGCGTCAGACGGTAGCCGTAATCACTAAATGATTTAGATGCATTTGCCGCCGCTTTAGCTGCATTGTCTGCCTCCGCTGCCGCCTCTTTGTTGGCTGTCGCCACTTTTCTGACCGATTGGGCATGGTTTTCCGCTGCTTGCGAGCCTTTTTCATGCGCGGCTTTCGCGGCTTCGCCTGTTTTAGCGGCAGTATCGTTTAGCCCTTGATAAGCGGCTTTTGCTTTTTCCGCACCACCCGTCGCCGCATCGCCCAACCGGGCAAGCTGCTCCTGCGTCAACATTGCCGCATCTCCGCTGGCTTTGAGCTGGTGTTGAAACTCGGCAAATTCCTCCTTGCTTTTAAGGTTCCCCGTCAGGGCCTCAGAGGCTGCCTGTATCAGCTTGGCATCTTTTTGCCCGGCGGCCGCCGCTTCTGTCGAGGCTGTCTGAAAATCAGCGAATGCCTGCCGCGCGTCGCTGCTGATACCCGTCATCACGGCCTTGCTGTCCACGCCGATTTTGGCAAAGGCGTCGGCAACCTTGTCCGTCGACTCCCTTGCCGTATCTCCGATTTTCTTGATTTCTTCAGCCGTCAGTCCGGATTGTTTGCCTACCTTTTCCAATTCGGCCAAAAGAGCATCGGTTGATTCTTTGCTGTCCATCTGCTTGAGCGCGGCCTGAAACACCCGGCCCATCTGCTCGGCATCATTACCAAACTGAGAGGCGACACGCGAAAAATTGGCAATACCTTCCGCCGCCTTTTTACTCATGCCGGTGGTTACTTCTTCCGCCGTCAAGCCCAAAGCCTCAAGGGCTTTTTGTGCTGCGGCGAGCTCGCCTATATCTGCGCTGATTTTGACGTTTTTCGTATCAAGTTCGGCTTTCAGTTCGGCGGTTTTGGTACGCACGTTTTCCAGCTTGATTGCCAGCTCGCTGTAAAAGTCGCTGGTTTCTCGCCCGTCCGCACGCAAGGCGGCCATACTGTGTTCCACCGCCGACACCTCTGTTGCAGACGCTCGATATTCGGCTTGCGGGGCTTTGACGGCGGCTGCCTCTTCTTCGGCAGCTTTTTTCTTGGCGACGGCGGCTTTTTCGGCAGCTTCCTGGGCTTTTTTATCCGCTATCTCCAACTCGCGCTTAATTTGGGCTTCGGTTTTGAAAAACTCGTGATACTTGTCGAGACCGCCGGTGGTAAACAGACTATCCAAAATGGCAGGAATACGGGCGAGGTTATCGCCGAAAATTTTTGCTAAATCCGTATTTTCGCGCAGCCAGCCGCCCACACCACGGCCAACCTCAAAAGCCGCAAACAATAATCCGGCATTGGATGCCGCCGTCTTGAGATTTTGAGCCAATGCTCCCGCAGCCGCCGCGCCCTTACCGAAACCGTTACCCGCCGCCGCGGGGTTGTGTGCCCCCCCTTTTTTGTGAACGCTCCAAAATCTTAAATAAACCCTAAAACTAAGTGCCATTTTTAAAGGAAATAGTTTTTTTTCACTAATTTTGCCGCCAAGTTTAGTGGCTTATGCGTAGAAAGAGAGTATTCTCACTGATAACATTGCTTTGTTTTGCGCTTGCTGTGGTTGCAGCTGGCAAACGCTTCCCCCTCGTCATCGATGCGGGGCATGGCGGTGGCGATAATGGTGCGCCGGGAGCCTATTCCAACGAAAAGGATTTGACGTTGAAGTATGCCCTTGCCTTTGGACGCTATGTGGAGCGAAATTGCCCCGACGTGAAGGTGATTTACACGCGCACAACCGACATTTTCGTCACCCTCGCCGGTCGCGCCGATATCGCCAATCGCAACAAGGCCGACCTCTTTCTCTCGTTCCATATCAACGCCATCACAGGCTCAAAATCGGCTCGTGGATTTCAAAGTTGGACGCTTGGTCGAGGCGCGCAGTCGGGCGATCGCGGCATCAAAGCCAATGTCGACGTGGCCAAGCGCGAGAACTCGGTGATGTTCTTAGAAAAGGATTACAAGAAGGTGTATAAGGAACTCGATTCCAATGCTGCCGAAAGCGATATCATGTATGAGTTTATTGCCGACAAAAATCGCGAACGCAGCGTGGAGCTTTCGCGTCTGATGCAGCAATATGTCTGTGCTGCCACGGGGCGCGTGAATGGGGGGTCGCATCAGAATAATCTGGCTGTGTTGCGCCTCACATCGATGCCGAGCTGCCTGCTCGAGCTGGGTTTCATCTCTACGCCCGACGAAGAAGATTTCCTCAATGCCGACAGCTCTGTGCCGCTCTATGTGCAGGGCGTCTTCAACGCATTCATGAAATATCGCGAGCACTATGACAGCAACATCAGCGTGCCCTACAAACCTATCAAGGATGAGCCGGTCATTCCGCAGGTGGTTCCGCCTTCTTATCAG